AGCCAGCTATATGTGTAGTAAACTATGGTTTATCAGTTTTATGTCTGGTATTAGTTCTATACATAATTTTCAAAGATGATTAAATGTCAGTAAAAGAAGAAGAAATAAAAAAGTTTCAGTCTAATGTGAAATTGACTAGACATGATACACCAATGATAGATGAGTTGGAGAATGGCCCATGGCCGTCATTTATATCAGGTATCAAAAGACTTAGAGATGAACATCCTGAACCAAGAATAAATAAAATGACTAATGACCTGTTAGGTCAGTTAGAACATTCTTATGAAACAAGAAAAGGTTATTGGAAAGGTGGCACAGTATCAGTTTATGGATATGGTGGTGGTATCATACCTAGATTCTCAGAGGTTGGTAATCAGTTCCCAGAATCAAAAGAGTTTCATACACTTAGGGTACAACCACCTGCTGGCAATTATTACACAACAGATTCACTTAGACAGTTAGCAGATTCATGGGAAAAGTATGGTTCAGGCCTTGTGACTTTTCATGGTCAGACAGGTAACATAATGTTTATCGGTTCTACAACAGAAAATACTCAACACTTTTTTGATGAAATAAATGATTATGGATTTGATTTAGGTGGTGCAGGCCCTTGTGTAAGAACTGCTATGTCATGTGTGGGTGCTGGTCGTTGTGAGATGTCAAACATCAATGAACATAAAGCACACAGATTATTAGTGAATAACTTTACAGATGATGTACATAGACCTGCTCTACCATACAAATTCAAATTTAAAGTTTCAGGGTGTCCTAACGATTGTATGAACTCAATCGAAAGGGCGGACATGTCTATCATTGGCACATGGCGTGATGACATGAAAGTAAATCAAGAGGAGTGGAAAAACTTCTTAGAAGAAAAGGGAAGAAAATATGCGATTGATAATATCATTACTAGATGTCCTACTAATTCTCTTTCTCTTAGTGATGATGATACACTTGATGTAGATAACAAGTCTTGCGTAAGATGTATGCATTGTTTAAATGTTGTTCCTAAGGCATTACACCCAGGTGATGATAAAGGTGCAACAATATTAATGGGTGGTAAAAGAACATTGAAGATTGGTGACCTTATGGGTACAGTCATAAAACCATTTGTTAAATTAGAAACAGAGGAAGATTGGGAATATCTAGTAGAACTTGCGGAAAAGACAATAGACTTCTGGGCAGACAATGCACTTGAACATGAAAGATGCGGTGAAATGATTGAACGAATAGGATTAAACAATTTCTTAGATGGCATTGAGGAAGATGTTGATGTCAATATGGTAGGCCATCCTAGAGAATCAAGTTATGTAAGACTAGATGACTTTGATAAAGAAGCAGTCAAATGGTATGAAAAACAAGATGAAAAAAGTGCATAACACTTGACATTTTTGTTAAGACCTTGTATAATGGTCTTAATAAATTGGAGTAAACTATATAATGGCAGATGATAAAAACACGGTACACACACCTAAAACATTTTCACTAGAAATAGAAAAAATTGCATTTGATAAAAGATGTACACATCTTGATGCAATATCAATATATTGTGAAAAGATAGGTATTGAACCTGTGTCAGTTGCAAAATTATTAACAAAAAGTTTAAAAGAAAAAATAGAGGCAAATGCTAGAGATTTAAATTATCTTCCTAAGGCAGCAAAATTACCTATGTAATGCAACCAATAGATGCGTATTTAATGTATTGTGCTATGAAAGCACATTTTGATAAAAGTGATTATGACTTTGTAAAATACAATGGTAAATCTAAAGTATCAAGAGATTCATTTTACAAAAGAAACGATAGAGTTTTTTTTGTAAAACTTACTCGTAAGTATAAAAGTAAACAAGATATACAAGACTACTTACTTGCTAATTTCTTAGTACACCCAAAAGGTTGGGTAGGTAAGTTTGATGAAGATAATTATATACAATGGCAAAAGAAAATACAAAGTTTAAGTTATACATTTAAATCAGAGATTGAACCTATATTAGATTCAAAACTGATTGCGGTATCTGAAAATACGCATCCTAAATTATTAAAAGAATATTTGGGAAAAAGAGTATCATTAGAAAGTATGATAATATTAGATTCAATATTAGGATTTAGTCATACATGGAATGTTAAACTTAAAGAAGATTATGCATGGAAAGATGTATGTAAACTTATGGAAAATTATAAAAGTTTTTTAAAATTTGATGAAACAAAATTTAAATTTGTTTTAAAACAATTAATGTTATGATTGAATATGTATTAGTCGCAGTCTTACACTTATATGGTGATAAACTAGAACTAGGGCCAGAGATGGTAATAGACTTCTATCCTACAGAGCAGAAATGTATAGAAGTGGCAGCCAATGCTCAATACATTGTAGATGAAATAAAATTTCAATGGAATGGGTTTATGAAAGAAGAACGCCGTAATGGACATATGGTACCACCTATTGTGGCAATAGGTATGTTCTGTAAACCATTAGAGAATGTGCCTGGTGAAGAAGTATGAAAAGTTTAATTTATGGAAATGGTGAATCTAGACAAGTTTGGGATATAACTAAAAAGTATGAAGGATTTATCACATGGGGCTGTAATGCAATATACAGAGATGCCGTTGTGGATAATCTTGTTGCAATAGATTATGGTGTACAACAAGAAATATATCAATCTGATTATGCAATAAAAAATAAATGTCATTTTGCTGATTGGTCAGTCCTACAAGATTTTGACCCAGAGTTTCTAAAGATGAATTACACACCAATGGATATACATGAAACAGACAAAGGTGATATTACATCTTGCGTTGTTCAAGGTAAAGAAAGAGAAACTGCAGAAAAAAATTATGAGGAAATGATGAATCAATTCCCTCATCTAGACAAAGAAGACTGTAAGAATAAATGTTATACAAATGTTGGTTTGTATGTTACATGGTTAAAAGAAAAAGACAAAGTAAACAATATAGAGTTTCCTATAAATTGGTGTGCAGGTGCAACTGCCATGTATCTATCATGTAAAGAGGGTACCAAAGAAATATACATGTTAGGATTTGACCTAAGTGAATATGATGAACCTATTAATAATATATACAAAGGAACAAAGAATTACTTATCAGAAACATCTAGAGGATTTAATACTGATAATTGGACTACACAATTAATACAAACATTTAAAGACTTCCCAGAAACACAATTTTATTGGGTTGTCAATGAAGACGCTAGTCCTTTAGTTTGTAACAATGTCAAAAGTATTACCTATAAAGACCTTGACAAAAGATGTAAAATATAGTAAAGTAGCAAGATTAACTATTATAAATAGTTATGTATTGAAAAATACACACATAAACATACGATAAAATATAATAACATACGGAGAAAAATTATGTCATTAGATAGTCTAAAAAGTAGTGGGTCCCTTAACAAGCTGTTAGATGCTGCCAAGGGTGAAACTGCTCCCCAAGAGAAAAAATCATATGTAGATGAAAGGTTGTGGAAACCAGAACTAGATAAATCTGGTAATGGTTATGCAGTCATTCGTTTCTTACCTGCCGTTAGTGGCGAAGACCTACCATGGGCAAAAGTATGGAATCATGCTTTTCAAGGCCCAACAGGTCAATGGTATATTGAAAACTCTCTTACAACACTCAATCAGAAAGACCTTGTGTCTGAACATAACACTAGATTATGGAATACAGGTTTAGAATCTGACAAAGAGATTGCTCGTAAACAGAAAAGAAAATTACAATACTTCTCAAACATTTATGTAGTAAGTGATACAAAACACCCAGAGAACGAAGGTAAAGTATTCTTGTTCCGTTACGGAAAGAAAATCTTTGATAAGATAACTGCAGCAATGTCACCAGAGTTTGAAGATGAAAAGGCAATCAACCCATTTGATTTTTGGGAAGGTGCAAACTTTAAACTTAAAATCAGAAAGGTAGATGGTTATTGGAACTATGATAAATCAGAGTTTGAAGATACATCAAAACTTTTTGAGGATGATTCTGAAGCAGATAAAGTTTGGCAAGCACAACACTCTCTTGCAGAGTTTACTGCGGCTTCAAACTTCAAATCTTATGATGAGTTAAAGACCAGACTAGATGCAGTACTTTCTGGTACTGTAAAAGTTGGTAATGTTGCTGATGATTTAGATGATGCACCTGTTGCAAAACCTAAAGTCGATACAAAACCTGTAACTACAAAAGTGGAAACACCTGTGGTTGAGGAAG